TGAAACCTATCAAAACCGAGGGCGAAAATTCCCCTCACCCTACTCGTCAAATGGATGTAAAACAGCATCTTGATTACGCAAAGAATGACGACCCTTGGGAGCATGACAACAATGTTTGGAAGCGCGAAGATCTTCCTACCGCTAAAGGTGACGAAGCTGGATTTGAAGGCACTCGCAACATTGAACAGCACCCAACTAAAACTTTTCCTAATAAAAATCAGACAGATCCCGTAACTAGAGAGGCACTTGCAAAGCTTGCAGCCCTCTGGGACGCAGGCATGCCTTCTCGTCAAGTCCTTGACGCTTTAGCTGAACAGTATCCTACAATTACTGAGCTTATTCAAAAGGCTGAGGCTGGAGACCGTTCGGCCATCGGAACTCTTGTAGACAGCAACATTCTTCAACTTGCAGGCGAACTTGGTATGAGCCTTTATGAGTTTGATCCCGCCAATTTCCCGCAGCCCGAGCTTAGCCCCGAAGTTCTTGAAGGTCTTGAACGCGGTGATGAAAATGCTATTCATGAGTACATTCGAATCCATAATGAGCATAAGCAAACTCTTAGAGATCAAAAGGCAGCTGAAGAAGCAGCCGAAGAGGCTAAGTGGGCAGAAGAAGATGCGGCCAACGTTTCTGAACCTGCGGAAGAAATTGAAGAAATCATCGAAGAAGGCGACAAGCCTAACGACCGAGTTGAGGTTATTCACGAAGAAGATGAAACTCCTGCCGGTATTGATGATATTGAAGGCCCATCCGAGGACGAACTTGAAAGTCTACTAAGAGAAATTCAGGAAAATCCCGATGAGTACTACGACTGATATTTTTCCAGAACCAGAGTATAACCTTGATAAGGTTATTGCTCGCTATAAGCAAATTCCCTATCTAGCAAAAAGTTGCAATTGTTGGGATGGTTATAAGCGCGTTCCCGGTACGAAACCCTGCGCCCCCGGTTCTTGCGAAAAGTGCGATGAGGGTTGTCATAAGAAATCTTCTCAGGGCGATCAACCTTCGCCTAACGCCGCTCACGCTGTATTAGAAGCATTAGAGGCGGGAGATAATAATGCGGCGACTGAATTGCTTGGAAAAACAGATTGCCCTCGTGGTTGCGAAGTTCATGCAGAAGGCAAGTGCAACCACGGATTCATGAGCGCAGGTCGTACTCGCGTTCGCTACCTTGTTGATAACTCTGGCGGCGATCAACCCGCGCCAGAAGCGCCCGCACAATAACTCTTGTATTCTTCTATCAAACCTGCTACACTGAGACAGGAAGAAGGGTCAAAACAAGCCCTTAATTTATATGAGTAATACAGACAAGTTAAATGCGCAGGTAGAAAACCTTAAGAAGCGAGGCGTAGCCCTTCCTAAGAATCCCGCTCGCGCTCAACTGGCAGCAGCCACAATGCACGAAATGGCGACCACTCCCGGCGGACCACTTAAAGCCGCTGTTGGTAACTCTAATTATGGGTCATCAAACATTAGAGTCGGTAAGACCAGAAATTCACAAACAGTAGCAGAAATTGAGCAGAACAATGAACTCATGCGAGCAATGGGCGACAGTCGTCGTCTTGGTCGTAGACTGGCCTCATCGGGCGGCGCAGGCGGAGATGTTTATTCCGCAATCCCTCGTTTCTATGACCCACTAGAGTTCTGGGACTTAAACGGTCTTCCTTGGAATATTGCCGACGAGGGCCATAGACATAAACTTCACAAGTGGCTTCGTCTGTTTTACGCTACCCACTATCTCGTTCCCATCCTTATTGACATTTTTACTCGCTTCCCGCTTGTCGGAATGGAGCTTGAGTCTAAGGATAAGAAGCTACAAAGCTTTTACGAAGATCTATTCCTTGATCAGCTTAATTATCCTGAGTTTCTTGTGTCCCTTGGACGTGAGTACTGGACTGTTGGCGAAGCCTTCCCTCTCGGTTCGTTTGATGAGGATCTTGGCATTTGGGAGCGTGAAGAACTTCTTAATCCTGAGGATGTAGTTATCGAAAATTTCCCTCTGCTTGGTTCAAAGCAGATGAAGATCGTCCCACCTGACTACCTTAAACGTCTGGCTACAACCAAGTCGCCTGCTAAGGAATTTGCTCAGCTTGAGATGAATTACCCTGAGCTTATTCCCTATCTTCGTCGTAATGAACATATTCCAATTTCTGACGTTCTTCTTCGTCAGGTTGCTAATACTCTGACCGATTGGGATGATCACGGCACTCCTATTCTTCTACGCGGCCTTCGTACTCTTATTCACGAAGAGAAGCTTCTTGCATCACAGGATGCTATTGCTGAGCGTCTTTATTCGCCACTCATCCTTGCCCGTTTGGGTATTATGGATCTTGGCGATGGTCAGGGTCCTTGGGTTCCCGGCCCGGATGAGCTTGATGCTTTCCGCGATGATATGGATATTGCGTTGTCATCTGATTTCCGTCTTCTCGTTCACCATTTTGGCCTTGAAGTAGAAAATGTATTTGGTCGTGAGCAAATGCCACGACTTGGTGATGACTTTGACCGCATCGAACGTCGCATCATGCAGATCTTCGGCGTTAATCCGTCGCTACTTTCTGCTGGTTCATCGTCGCAACCCTACGCATCATCGGCATTACAAGCTGAATTTCTTAATCAAATTCTTAGAACTTTCCAAGGTTACCTTAAGAAGCATTACATGGAACGCGCTTATGTTGTTGCTGAAGCTCAGGAGCATTGGGAGTACGAGAAGCGTGGCAATCATCGTGTTCCAGTCATGGAGGAGGTTGTTGAATATGATGAAGATGGTAATAAACACATTGTTACTAAGCATAAGCTTCTCATTCCTGACCTTAATTTCCAAACGCTTGACCTTCGTGACGAAGCCACTCAGCGTCAATTTTTCCAAAGCCTTCGCGCTATGGGTATTCCAATCCCAGATCAGAAACTTATGATCGGCGTAAAACATGATATTCGCGAACTCGTTGATGAGTACAACGAAGAACTTATGTACAAGACAATTAACCAGCAGCAGGCTAAGGTTGAGACTTGGAAAGCTCTTGATAGAGCTAACCTTCCGATTCCTCCAGATCTTGATGCTGAGGTTCGCACGGTTATGGGCGGAGAGCCTGCCGCTCCTGCTGCTCCTGAAGGCCCCGGTGGTCCGGGAGGACCGGGGGGCGGTCCCGGAGGACCCGGTGGAGGACCCGGTGGGGCTGGCGCACCCGGCGGAGGTATTGTAATGCCGGGAATGCCCGAAGGCCTTGGACCAACGGGCGGCGGCCCAGCTGGAGTTCCGGGCGGAGGCCCACCTCCAATGGAGGGTAACGATTCTGGAACTGGCAATGGTTTTGCACCACCTGCTAGTTTTGAGCGTAGACCCGGAATGCCTAAGCCATCATCGGTTCAAAAAGAAGCTGCAAATGATTTGAATATCGATGAAGAATATGCTACACTCAATCCTACTAAAACAAGAGTAGAGAATGAAAATGAAACCATTCATGCTCTTCCGAAAGCTAAGAACAAGAAAAGCTACAGTTTTGTAACTGAAGAACTGATTGAAGATCCTGTAAACGACAGAGTAGAGGAAAATGAGTCAATCGACAAGTCCGCTGGAAGCACACAAAGCCAAGATTGAATCTTGGGTTGAATCCAAGGGATACACAATTAACCAAGTTGTTGCCGAGCTAGCTAAGCTAGGTGTAACAACATCAGATAGAAGTATTCGTCGTGCTATGCATAGATGGGGCATCTCAGGCAACTCTGGTGCGCTCCAACCTTACATTAAAATTAAGGGCGATAAGGCAGAGCTTGTATCAAATGTTTATAGCGATACATTCGCTATTGAACAACTGATTAGAGATCACGGTCTTGATCCCGATGAATGGCAGATTGAAAAGCCAGATTTTCATATTAAGGAAAATGCAAAAGGCGAAACAACTAAGCAGGTTAAAGTAACTCTTAAACGCATTGAGCCTTACGATATTATCGTACCCGCTCGTGTGCCTAGCGATTACAAAAAACCCGAAGTTAAAAAATCCAAGTTTAGAAAAAAGGACAAGGATAAGAATAAACCCGAGCTTGTTGTCTTCGTTGGCGACCAGCAGGCTCCTTATCAAGATCAAGATCTTCATGAAAAATTTTGCCAGTGGCTTGCTGATTATCAGCCAGATCGCGGCGTTTTGATTGGAGATACAATTGACCTTCCTACGATTAGTCGCCACCCAGACACTCCAGAACTAGATGAAAGCGTTCAACAGTGCATTGATGTTGGCTATCAGTTGATTAGAGATTACGTTGAAAGCAGTGAATCAACGTCTTGGACTAAACTTGAAGGCAATCATGATTATAGATTGCGTAGAGCCGTCATTGATAATCTTAGAGATTTTTATGGAATCCGTAGAGCAAAGGGTAAGAACGAACTTCCCGAGTCTCCGCTTCTGGATGTACAAAATCTTATGAGATTGGACGAACTTGGGGTTGAATTTGTACGCCCTAATGGAAGCTGGGAGCAAGCTCAAATTGAGGTATCACCTCACCTTGCAGCAAGACATGGGTGGATTGCCAAGAGAGGTTCGGGAGCTAGCGCGTTGGCTTCTCTTGAACACCTTGGGTACAGCATTATTGTTGGTCACACTCATCGTCAAGGTTTGGTTTATAAGACCAAGCATGATATTAACGGCAAACCATCTACAATTACTGGTGTAGAAACGGGTTGCATGTGTCGTATTGAAGACGGGCTAGGATACGCAGTGGCTCCAGACTGGTTAAATGGGTTTGCAACTGCGTGGGTATGGCCTGATGGTAAGTTTAAAATTGATCTAGCCACCTATGTAGATGGTGTGCTATACTATGGAGACAAACGTTATGAGTAAAGTAAAAAAGAAGGAAAACCCCCACACACGCAAGCAGTCTGTTTGCGTTGTAGTGTACGATATGTCCGGCGCTCCAATTGCAGATAGTGTTGCTAATGAAATTGCAGATAGCATCACTCATATTGCGAAGCGTGAAAAGTATGCAGTTAATGTAACAAGAGCATGAGTAACGATCCTAAGCCGTTAGAAATCACAGTTTCATCGTCTGTTGGCGGCAAAGTTCAAATTATTAAATTTGAGTACTCTGAGGATTTTCACTTCTCGCAGTCTGAGAAGTGGTCTATTCCAGAAGATTGGGATGCAGAGCAGGTCGCTGCGTTCCGTAAAGAAAAACAAGATGTGCTTGACGATGAACTACAGGCTTTGGCTCAGGTACGAGTTGATCAGTTAATTGAACAAAAGTATGGGAGTAACAATGAGTGACAGTCACGCAATTGAAGCCCTAAATGAGCGCATGGATGCAATTGAAGACATTGTAAACGACGTTACTGAAGATGTGTTTGAAGAGGTTGCAAACCTTGCTACTCAAGTTACGGAGCTTAAAAGTAATATGACCTCTGTAATTGGTATGTTTACTCAGATGAATATTAGTCTATTGCAGCTGCAAAACAGCGCCCTTGAAAAGGGTGAAAACTGATGCTAGTACTAGGAATTCATGGCCCATCTCGCAGCGGAAAAGATACGATTTATCGTATGCTTCTAGAAGAATTTCCGCTTATTCGTTTTGAACGTCAAGGTTTTGCAGACGCACTTAAAGTGTCTGCTGCTAAATCGCTTGGACTTTCCGGATCAGACTCCGACCTTATTGCCAAGATGGACGATCTTAAAGAAGAAGGCCAGATTCACACCCCTTGGGGTAAAATTTCAGGACGAGAGTTTCTGCAACAGTATGGTACAGAAGGTCATAGAGACATGTTTGGTAATAGTTTTTGGCTTGATCAGGTAATTCCTAATCCTAAAAATCCCAAAGAACGTTATATGGGAATTCATCGCGCCTGTGATGTATTAGTTATTCCTGATGTTCGTTATCAAAACGAAATTGGTCGCGTGATTGATGCTGGTGGAGAACTTTGGAAGGTGCGTAGAGATGTTAAGGGTCATACTACTGGCCACGCATCAGAAGGCAAGTTAGTTGCAAATTGGGATTTGATTATTGACAATAACGGAACTAGAGATGAGCTTCGCGGAACCGTAAAAAACTGTTTTAATCGAATTGCTAATCAAATTATTAACGATAGAGTAAATAAGGCGGTAGGAGTATGAGTAAAGTAGCCGTAGATATTGATGACAGCCTTTACGCCTTTGGTGATCTTGCTCAAGAAATGATGACAAAGATTGCCATTGAACGTGAAGATAAGAATTTTCAGAGCGGCGCATATTCTACTTGGAATGAATGGCGTACCCCAAATGACATTCTTGAAGAAGAATGGCAAACAATTATTGATATGTGCCATCGTGATCATGTAATTAGATCTCAAACTCCGTTTAAAAATGCGGTCGTTACGCTGCGTAAAATTTTTAGTGCTGGCAATGACATCATTTATATTTCTAATCGCTCTGAGAGCGCTTACGATGCTACATATGAGTGGTTACAGGCTCATGGCTTTCCTCAAGCCAAATCATTAATTTGTACAACAGAGAATAAGGCTCCGTTTATCGCAGACTGTCAGTACATTATTGACGATAGGCCCAAGACTCTGGTAGAATTTGTGTACGATTATAATTGGCAAGAAGAGGCAACAGTTGCTCGCAAGGGTTTTGGCTTATTTTGCGAGTATAATAGAGCATTAACAGACGTACCCGGAATTTATCTAGCGCCTAACTGGACGCTACTTGAAAAGTATATTGAAGAAAAGAGTGATCTCCTTGGACGAACTCCAGCAAGTATCAGTTTTAGTGTCTGATCTAGAAGTTATTAGGGCCGCACTTACGTCAGCGTATTATCAAAACGAGACGCTAGATATGGTGGACCAATATCGTAAACTAAATAATCGACCTCAGCCTAGTGCAATGACTAAGGCTTTGCAAGGTGCCGTTGGCAAGGTAGAGAATTATATTCAAATTGCAATTATTCAAGAAGAAGATGAAACTCAAGAGGAAACAGATGAGTAATTTCCCTAAGGAATCTGCATTTAAGCAAGCATCTTTAATTGCAAATCAACTAAAGCAAGTTGAATCCAATGAAAAAGTTGAAGAGATTGTCGAAAGAGCAGAGCGCATCGCATCTGCAATGAACTTGAATGTTGATATGCTTTATGCTAATCTAAATGATGCTATTTCATTAATTGACAATCCCGAAGCTAGAAGACTTATTGAAGATTGTCGGGACGAGGTATACAGATGCATGAGATGAAGTTTTCAGAATTTGTTAAAGGTGTCGCTCTTGGCCTTGTTAATGCGGTCAAGACAGATGTAGATGTCTTTTTACTGGTTGTTGCAGCCATTCTTTGGCCCTTTAACAAACTCAAGGGGTTCTTTTTTAGTACGCTGCTTTATGTTATTTTTCGTAGAACAGACGGCATGATGTCAGTATATACTTCTTTGAAGCAAAGAGAGCTTGAAAGAGCGGAATGATGAAAAAATCAAAGCCAATTATAGTCAACTCATATGTTCAACTCAAAGAGGGTTTTGACAATCTTGATCTTTACAGAGGTGTAGACGCTGGTGCCACCGGTTGGGTCAGAGATAAGAAAACTGATTTTGATGGCTTTGAAATGTTATTTATTGAATGGGATCAGACGAATCCTGTATATGCTGGTGAGGCAGATAAATGGGTATTTGAATCTCATTTTGAGATGTTGTCACGCAAGGTCGATGTAGGTGAATTTTATGTTGACTCAATTCGCGCCGCAACTGATACAGCCCTAGCAGCCGATGGTTACTTTATGCTGGCTCTGGTTAGAAAACCAGATCCGATCACAGGCATTGAAATGTACATCCCTGTTGTCCACGCAGCCCAACTAGAAAAAGAGGTTTTATTTATGCTTGAGGCCCATATCATTGACACGGCTTCCGCCATTTTTGAAAACCACGTTAGATATAATATTCAAAAAAGAGAGGATGACGATGAGCCAAGACGGTAAGGGACAAAGAATTACCAAAGTCATTTATGTTAAGGAGCCGAGCAAAAACTGGAAAGACTGCCCCTGCGGTGGTGAGATTTACACTGGCGGCAGCGGTAAGTTTGCTAAGTGTTCTAATGGCGAAGTTCGTTGTAAAAATTGTTTTCGTCAAGCAAAGAAATTTGGTTCCGGAGGACTTGGATGCGCACCCGATTGCCACGAAGTCGCGGAAAAGCTCAACCAAGATGATAAGTCCTGACGACAAAATCTGCAATGGTTGCAAGGGAATAAGGATGAAAGAGGTTCGTCCTCCTAGGCAACTCGTCAGACTACCTGTTGAAGTTACACAGGACAAATTATTCAATAACAGAGGTTTGCCGATCTATTTGTGCGAGTTTTGTGACTCTTATGAATTAAGCGGAGCGCTGGAAGCGCACGAGAAACGCATAGGTAATAAGTGATGACATGGGTTTCAGAAGCTATTACGCCCGGAGAAATTGACGCTCTGAAAACAGCCGCTGCGCAAGCATGGGCTGACGACACCTGCTACCCTCGTTGGAAGGGTTCGTCATTTGGAGGCGGTCAATGTTATGTAACTTCGGTCTGGCTGACCGAAAGACTAGGCGGATTCGTAGGCAAGAAGGACGGACACTTTGCTTGGCTAAGTCCTGATCAATCTTATATCTTAGATCTTACCGGTGGTCATACTGGTAAGCCCGTATTTGACAAAAATTCAAATTATGTAAAATACGACATAATTAAGAATAAGAGAACTGAGACCTTCAACAAAAGAGCTAATTTTATATTTGATAACCTGTCTGTAGCAATCAAGCTCGCTGACACATTGACAGGGGATGCTTTTCCCGGCGAAGAACCTCAACGTCAGAATGATATTGATTCTCAATATATCCACGACGAGCCAAATCGTGACGGATTAGACGAAGGTACTCAAGAATACAATTTTTTCTATGCAAATGGTTCGATGGAGGTTTCTCCTGTCGATACATTTGGCCATGAAGATTTAGCACGACATCTAAATGTATCTGAGGATCACGCCGGTCCAATGGCAAGCGGAAGTGTCAGTGTTCAAAATAATGTCGCAACTTGGGATGTCTATTCAAATGTTAATTTGAAGGTGCTGTCTCGCATCTTTAAAGATTATTCAGATCAAGTTGGATGGGATTGGGGTGGAATTAATGATGTTCACGGGCAAGTCGTAAGTAAATCTTTAAAACCAAAGCCAAAGCCATCTAAGCTAAATTACGTTTGGTCAAACGGTCATTTGTATATTGGCAAGACTTCACATACGGCGCTAGCAATTAATGCAGAAGGAAAGGTTTTATCCGGCGTCATTGAGTTAACTGATAAGAAGGCAAAAATTATTCCCGCATATCTTGACGCCATGCCTCAGTTCTTTGAATGGGCAAATGACCAAGGATTCAAACTTTACGGATCATCTAATAATCTTATTAAGCGCTATGAGGATATGGAGCAGGAGAACCTCGGTAAGCCTGATGGCGGAAACTTTAATCCCGTTGAAGGTGACGGAGATGTAGATACAATCAGTGAGTCACAGGCTGAGCTTGGCGTACACGAGTGTCCAATTTGTGACGAAATTTTTCCAGATTGGCATCTGTACGAAAAGCACCGTAGAGAAGAACATGGTCAAAAAGATGTTGAGATTGAAGAGCACGGCAACTTCCCAGATCCCGATATGGATGCAACTAACCCGGATCACTTTACAGAACAGCAGCCAACTACGATGCCTGTTTACGGAATGACTGAAGCGGCTCGCATTGATGGATTTGATAAGTATGCCAAGGCGTTCAAATTCAACGACAAAGATACATATTACGTCGCCTACCTCAACGGATCACCCGTTGGTTACGCCGTAATAAGCGACGGTTACAATTTAAAGATGGCTTACTCATCTGTTAAACGTAAGGGAGTCGCAAAAGCCCTTGTTCGTAAAATTAAACATCACTACGGGTATGTTGAAACAGGCAGAATGGCTCACGATTGGGAGCCAGAGGTTATGCGTAAGGGTGGATGGGTGCAAGTCAGTCATAAAAAATGGGTTTATTCCGCAGGCCAAGAGGCCAAGGATGTTCTGACGGATCCCGTTCCATTTATTTACGATATCCCGGCGGATACAATTACTGTCGGTCACCCCGGTCAGCGTACATCTGATATCCCCGGCAAGTTTACTCCTGCCGGTATTGTAGAAGGAATGTACGAGCCGGGCGGTACGGTAAACATTACCACTATGACCACTATGCCTTACACCGTGAACCACATTCTAACATTATGGTATTATCAGTATCCAGAGTTTAGCGTCAAGCGAGTAAACCTCATTGATGCCGAAGGCAAGACTACAAAGTTGGCGAGCAAGTAATGGCTTTTTGGAATAAAAAGAAAACTAACATCCTTGATGATATTTTTGATCAACTAGATCCCGCCATTTGGGACAATCCTACGCATCCTAGGCCAACCCTAAAGCCAGAGCTTAGTCAATGGATCACGGCGACTATTATCGGAGCATTGGCTCGCAATGGATACACTCATGTAGAAGAGTGGCTTTCACTCGTTATTACCGGCAGCCTAACCACTTACCAATACTCGCCATCCTCTGACTGTGATATTTCATTATTTGTTAATGCAGACGCATTCCCTGAGTGGTCAAGAGCAGAAATGATCGCCATTATGATGGATGAGTGCGACGGTATCAATGTACCGGGAACCATTCATCCTTTACAGTGTTTTGTGGTTTCTGGAGAATTTACAAAAGAAGATCTTTATAAACCGGGACTTAGATCTGCGTATGATATTTCAGAACAAAGATGGCTAGTGCCGCCAGAGGCCGATAGGACTCACGATGTCAAAAGAGAGATGAATGAAAGTTATACAATCGCTCTTGAAAATGCTGACAAAATGGAAAAGTTAATTCGCTACGAGCCAATCAAGGCAATTAAATTTTACGATCAGGTACATCGTCGTCGTAAGGCTGATATGCTGCAAGGCAAAGGTGACTTTTCTCCATCAAACATTACTTATAAGATGATGGATCAACGCGGGTTGTTTACTCAAATTGAAAATCTTATTAAACAACACCGTCCTTGATTAATCCGCCCTTTTATATCATTTCAGACACCCACTGGGGTCATAAAAATATTATCAAGTATTGTGATCGACCCAAGTATCACGAAGATTTAATGATTGCAAATTGGCGACAAATTGTTAAACCAAAGCATAGAATTTTGCATTTAGGCGATCTTATGATGGGTGGCGATGATTATTTTTATTATTTTAAAGAAAACGTTGCGCCAAGACTTACAGGAGATAAATACATCATCCTCGGCAACCATGACAAAAGAAAATATGATTACGAGGAAATAGGATTTAAGGTAATTAAACCTTTCTCATTTGATTATCGCGGTCACAAAGTTAGTTTTGACCATTATCCTAAATTATTTAATGTTGATTCAAAGAGAACCCTTCATGTTCATGGTCACATTCATAATCACGCTTATTCCCGTGGCGAGGTTAGGCGTTGGGGAAATATCAATGTATCGGTAGAAGCAATTGATTATAAACCTCGCCAAATTACAAGACTTTTAAATAAAGAAATTACCAAAAGAAACAAATTAATGAAATCTCCACACTTTTCATTTAAAGGATGGAAACAGGCAAATACGCTCAAACAGGCCACTTAATTAGTGATGAATGAAGATATTACATATATCAAGAGCATTATTAGCTCAGTCAAACCGCTTCCCCCCAAAAAGCAAAAATTCGGTTCAACAACCGTTACTTGGTGGGAGGGTAAGCCCGGAGATGCAATCATTATGGCTAAGGCTGGCTCAGTAGAAGATCGTATCTTGGCTGAAACAACGGTTGCCAATGACCTTGCCGCGTTTGGCTATAAGAGAGCGACGTTCCACTTTGCCGCTCCACCAGAGCTTGCGACCGAGATCCTTGACAGAGAGCGCAGACAAACCGACGACGGCTTCAACGAAGAGGACGATAACCTTAATGCACAGCAGCGCGACCGAGTTATCCAAAGACAGGATAACTGGAATGATTTGGTGGAAAAGGCCAAGCGCATCGTCAATACAGGCGGAGTTACACTCGTAAGAAACAGCCCCGAGTTTGTTGTAGGCTCAGTCCGAGGCGATCACGGCAACTACAACTCAGAGATTACCAGACAGGATCCTGAGTCGCAGGCTATTACAGGATGGCATTGTACCTGCCCTTGGAATCAGTATGCTTGGCAGCGCACTCGTCAATGGAAAGTTTATGAAGGCCGCCCATGTTCTCATGTTCTCGCCTTGTATTATGTTTCAAAACTCTCTCCCGTAGAGGGAATGGAAGGTATGCCAACGCCAGCAGAGGCAGAAGCTCCCCCAGCGCTCGCTCCGCAGGCTCCGGGCGAGGCAAGCCCATTCGCAACACCACCGGGCGCTCCGCAGGAACCCGGCACACCGGGAGGCGCAGTTCCATCTGTTCCCCGAGGCCCGCGTGGTATTGAGCAGCTTACACCATTTAAACCAGAAGATGTTGGCGCGACCTCTCCTGACGAAATTCTTGAACAAAGACTTGGCCCGCTTGCTCCACAAAGACCAGAGGCCCCACCAGAGGAAGAGCAGGAAAATCTTTTGGGTATGCCCGGAGAGCGACCCGCCCGAGAGCCTAGACCAAGAATTCAGCGACCACCTCTTGAGATCCTTAAGGAGCAGCAGCGCGAAAGAGAAGGATTTATGGGACCGGGAGAAGCTCCATATGGAGGCCCAGCGCCACGCGGAACCGTATCAGTTCCCGGCGCAAGAGTGCCAACGGAAAGAAACCCCATCCAATTCCCCGGTGGCACCTATTCTAAGAGCATTTTAACGGCTTCTGAGGCGTTTTCAGATAAGATTGGACAATCTCTTAAGATCAAGAGTTCCGTAATTGCTATGGCCTTTAATGACACCTATACTGAGATCCCCGCAGGATCAACTGCAAAGATTAGAAATTACGACCCTGTGACCGGAATGGTAGAGGCTGAGTTTGATAATGCCCGCTGTTATTTAAGCGGCGCAGAGATCGAAGCCTAGAGGCTCCATATATCAGGGCTGACTAAGCGGCCTTCTACATATGCTAGTTCAACAGGGTTTAATGTCTCTGCGGGTCTATCCCAAGCGCTAGCTTTTTCTTCTGAAGAAAGTTTAGCATAGTATAGCTGGCCCGATGGCTCCTGATAAATTCCCGTGTCACCTTCAAAGGCTGGCATCTCTCGCTTGCCCGTTCCCTTGCAAAAATGGCACAAGCCATCAGCTTCATTTGCATTTTGACCTGTTCCCTGACAATGGGTGCAGGCCGTTTCTTCCATAACGGGATCGTGTTTTTGATATTGCAAGCGAGGATCCATGCTGGCTGGCAAGAATCCACGGTTGTTCCAAAATTCTCCGGCGGTTGGAGCATCTTCGCTTAGGCCTAAAGGATCTGACTTCAAAGATTCGTACTCAGGCCACGGATACGCGAACCCTCCCTCTGCTTCTTCGGACTCTTCCCATCTTTGCTTAAGTTCATCATACTTACTATGCGGAATTTGCTCAGACTCTTTGTATTCACCCGTTGATGGGTCAGTATGAAGCGCTCTCCAATTGCGATACATTTCCATATTTTGCAAGCCATCTTCGTCATTAGCAATTTGATCAGGAGACATTTTATTGTATTCCATTCTGTTAAAGAACTGATCAGCATGCCAAACAAAATCAGAAATTTCCATATTTTCTTCCAAACAATACATAAAATCTTTAATTTTATTGGAATCTTCTCCATATCTAAACATTTCATTTAAAATGTCATCCCAAAGTACTTCGCCGGGGTTAATCATAGTATTTTGGCCTACAGTCATATCATCCTGCTCGGCAATATCATAAGCCTGCTCGTAAGGATCGTTGTATTGGTCAATGTATTCTTCCATAGAATTTCTTGGTGGAAGATTTACTTCTTCTGCTTCGGTACCGGGTAACTTATGTTCTTCGCCTCCGCCACCTTGATCGTCGTCACGATCAGTTGCATTATTAAATTCTGTTACAAGGTGACGATACATATCATATGAATCGTTTGACTTACCCTGAACATGGGCAAGCGAGTCATCATCGTGATTGTAATGCCAGCTTAATTTAGGAATACCGTTTTCATCTCTAAGAGAGAATGCTTGGATATTTCCTTCGTCAATATTTCTTGCGTAAGGCTGCTCTTCGCTTCCAATACAATGGCCAAGAACTTCGCTCTCCATCTCAGCTTCCTCAGAGTTACGAATTTGATTTACCGTCCAGCCCTTGAACTTTGGATCTTGAATTCTATAAACAACGCTGTCATCTAATTCTGCATACTGTTCTTTAAGTCTTTCCATGCGTTCTAATTCAGCAACATAGAATTCATGCTCTTGAACCGCCTTACTTACTTCAGACGGATTCATTTTCATAATATCTTTACCTTGTCTGGCGGGCGAGTTGCTAGCATTAAACCAATTAGACCAAGACTCCCACGGAATAGGTCTATAAAAACCGTCTGGAATTTCCATTGAATAATCAACTGGAAATTCTCCCTCTGCTTCGTCTACCGCTCGCAAGACAAAACGGGCCATATATTGCGCCCCGCCAACATCTACTTGATCGTCACCTGCGTACTCGTTTTTAATTCTTTCCATGTTTTCATCGAAACTTGAAGAAAGATAAAAATGAACATCTGGTCTAGATTTAATGATTGCATAAAGTTCTTCTTCGGAAATATCGTCCGCATTAATTAAAGCAACTTTAACATCTGGATTATCTAGCGCCCCGGTTACAATTTGATAACCTTCTCGACCCCACGATGATTGAATCGCATCAAAATCTGCCACCCCTTCGATATCAATTGGGAGTGCATTTCTTTTAGATAATTTTGCTCGTATCTCTTCTGGGCTATCATAACTGTAACTATTAAATGTTAATAAATCTGAGACTTGATCGTTTTGATCGACCTTTGGTTTAAGCCAACCTGTTTTAAGATTTTTTACAATCCACGGAACCATTCCTTCAATTCCGGGTTGTTCTCCCTGACCAAATTCGCCCTGTTCGCCCAAACCGTGACCAGAAATAAGTCTATGCAAGAAATCAAGAACCTGCTGACCACGATCACTTCTTAGATGCTTTTGATCTTGATTTTTAACTTTACGCACAGCCTGTGAAGCAAAACGATGAGAAATGCGGTTTTGATTTGGTCTAAAATGATCTCTTTCCTTATGCACTCCATAGGCACAATCACAAGGCTGACCTGTGTTTGGATGGAAATGATAATTAAATCCTTCGTAATTACTGCTAGTTTTAAAACGATAATCAATTTTATTCAAATCTGCAATCGCTTCCGCTGACACATCATCAAAGAACGCAAGGGTGCCATCTTCATAAATATCAAAAGGAATTCCTAGTTCAAAATCTTGAACAGATTGAGACTCAGGAAGTTTCGTTCCTGTAAGATATTCATACATACCGGCGTGTTGAGGTTCTCCGCGCTTATCAACAGGCCAAGTGGTCAAAGTTCCATCATAAAGTAAAAGTCCGCGACCCTTACGACCCTTGACCCAGCTCAAAGAATGAGATTTCTTTGGTTTAATACGGGCTAGGTGTAGTTTAAGATCTTCAACAGCAGACTTTTTTCCAAAATACATTTGTCCAGTAAAATCTTGCAAAACTTTTTGTTCGTTTGGACCCACGGTAATATCTTTTAGTTGTTGCTGAATACCCGTTCCGTCGCAGGTGGCACATACCCAACCTTCGGGACTTCTTCCTGTACCTTCGCATGATTGACAAGGTTGAGTTTCTCTAGCTGGGATTCTATTTTTTGGATTTTGGCTAGCTGGAAGATAAGCTGGTCGCATATAACCATTTTCGCTCATTGCGGGTTCGCCATTAATAGTTTTTAAATCATTCCATTGTGGCATAAATGACCAAGGATTTTGAAGTTCTTTTTCATGTCTTTCTTCGTACTGCTCCTGTGTACGAGAGCCTAACCAATCCGGCTCTTCAAGCTCTCCCGTATTTGGATTAGTATGCACACCCTTCCATTGACGGTAATATGCAAACATTGGTGGCTCTTCGACTGCTTCTGGCTCAACCATTCTTGTTGGATAACTTGGGTCATCAGTATTTTCAAGTTTTGGTTGGCGACTTTCTGTATCTACTACGGGTTGTTGTGCTTCATGCTCCCAAGCCTCAATATAATTGTCGGCTGCTTTTGCAAAATTTTCCATATACCAACTGCCTTGCATAATTGTTGTAAAAAAGTCATTTGAATCTACTGAGTTCGGCTCATAATTTTCAAATAAATCCTCTACTACGGCAGACCAATCTACTTCACCTTCGTAAATTGATAAATTATCATAATCAAGTCCCATGCCCATGTTGTTAGCAATTTGTTCAGCTAGTTCGTAACGACCATCTCCGTCCTCATGGTACTGATAAACAAAATCATCAACATTTTCTACTTCAGGCAATTGGACTTCATCCAATAATTGCTCTTCCTCTTCTTCATAAGGGTTGTGACCTTCATAATAATCACTAAAACCAAGTGCTCCATTAACTTCGCTAACCATAGCGCGAAGCTCTGGGTTATTCATTTCATAACCCTCCCAATCCTCGTCTTGACCATAAATTCGGCCAGCATTTTCCATGACTTCAATTTCACCATCTGGTCTATAAGCCCACAATCCATGACCTAATCCGCTAGGATCTCTTAACACATAGACTGTAAGTTCGCCGTTTGCTACGCGATCCTGATAACCCATGCTGGGATTTTGGAAGCAGTTTCCCTGTTCAAGGCCAACATTTCTGGCCTCTTCAGCGCTTGGATTAAGTTTAGTTACAAACCAGCCTTCATGTTCAGGATCATTGAATTCATAAACTTTTTCCTGTTTTGCTACATCTTCTTTACGACGATCTTTTTCTACTCTTTCTTTAATCCACTCTTTATGCTTACCTGCTCTAAACAAAATTTGTGAAGGATCTAGAGAGTTTAAATCTACTCTTTGATTGCCAAAAGGTTCGGGGTCAATTTGCGCTAATTGATAAGGAGAGTCTTCGGCATTAAATAAGTTTGTAATGTTTTGCCAATCCAAAGCATTTAACGCCTCTGAATTCTCGCCATCTTGAATATGAAACGGCATTGTTGAAAGATGTGGCGGAAGATATTTAATGGTTCCGCTTTTAATTTGATTAACAAGCCACGGAATTACTTTTTTAAAACCGGGGAGCGGAATTGTAGCAGGCGTACCTTCAACTAAATCCTGAATAGTTTTTTGAAAATTATCAGCAAATTCTGGATCAAGGCCCTTCGGCATTTGACCTCGCATGATATCTTTATATTTTAAATTGGCTTCTTTGGACAAGCGGCCAGAATAACGACCAAGACCGCAATAACACGGCTCGCCCGTTTCGGGATTAAAATGCAATCTATTAGCCTTTACTGATCCCAAACGATTAACTTTAACTTCGTCATATCCGTTGTAAAGTCTATTATCTGAGCGATGGAGAAACTCAAGAACCGCGTTGATAGGTTTTCCTGTACGATTCTGGAAGCCTTTGCCTCCATCGTGAACGCCCCCTGTTGGACTGATGTAAAATCTAAATAGAATAGGCTCAGTAGGTCTTGTGCGTTCGTACTCTCTTTCAATATCCTGAGTTTCGTCAGGACCGATTTTCCAAGTGCGAATATTACAATCTAAAAGATTAAAAGTATCGGGAGTATTACTACGAGCAAAGATATAACCAGCGCCAAGACTTCCCGGCTTCCAATTGTGGTTATTCGTTGAGGTTTTCGTTGAGGAAAAATTCCACATTATTTACTTTTGCTTTCAAGGGCATCGATTCTATTTTGAATACCCTCAAGAGCAGTAACAATCTTATCAAGAATGACCTCTTGACTTTCAAACATTTGAATAAGGCGATCAGCTAATGCGGGAGCTGCAAAATTTTCAAGATCCTTATACTTTTTCTCCCATTCTCTTAATTCCCCAATAAGAGATCCGTTTTCGTCCTTAGCTTTTGCCAAATCAAGCTCCAAAGCGGCAACTTTTTCGTCCAAAGAATTCAATCTATCTTCAAACGCTTCAATTGTTTGCTGATTGGTATTAATAATAGCATCTTTAGCCGCCAATTGAGAGCGCACATTAACATTTTTAATATAAGAAAAAAGGCCAAAACAGACAACGCCAGCGCCGATTAATTCAAAGCCGACGAGGACGACGGGCTGACCCATAAAGTTTGAAAATGATGCTAATAACATAGGTATCTACTATTTATGGTTCGGAAGCTCAGTCATTATCGCGCAGCCACGGAAAATCGTGCCAATCATTTTTCATTAAAGCGACTCCTCCAACAAACATGGCAAATCCAACTGCGCCGTGATGAATTCTTTTTCCTAAAATCCAAACTCTTTTAAGATTTTTATCGTAACAAAAGAGATTCATAGTATTTATTAAATAATTGTTATCTAAAATATTAAAGCTAGTATTAAACTAGATTGCTATTTGACAATCAAGTAGCAGATATGCTACTTTCTATTTTGTAGTTGATTAGTGGGCAAAGGGGAGGCTTTACCATCCTTTTACTTTCGCAGCTGATATGCTGTATTCAGCAGTTCGATAGCAATTCAAAACAAAGGAGCAGTTATGTCGCATGGAATCACCGATACGGACACGATGTTTAGCGTCCGTGAAATGCCGTGGCACGGTCTTGGTACTGTGCTTGATGAGTACCCCGGCTCAATCAAGGAGGCTCTTGAGCTTTCTGGTCTTGATTGGAGCATTGTGCAGCGCCCGGTTCACTATCCCGTAATCACGGATGTAGGCGGCCACGAAATCACCACTTATAATCAGGCAAATAACTTTTGGCTGAATGTTCGTGAGGATACCAATGAGCCGCTTGGTGTAGTTACTGAGCGTTACAAGCCGATCCAGAACCATGAGGCATTTGCTTTCATGGACAATCTTATCGGTACGGATATGATGTACGAAACCGCTGGTTCCCTTCACGGTGGCAAGAAGGTTTGGGTACTGTGCAAGCTCCCTGATTACATTCAGGTTGCAGGTGACGAAGTGAGTCAGTATGTTTTCATTTCAAATGCCCACGATGGTAAGTCGTCGTGCCTTGTATCTGTTAGCCCGGTTCGTATTGTTTGCGCTAACACTCTTGGCTGGGCAATCAGCAAGGCTAAGCAGGGTCAGCGTACCTACACGGTTCGCCATACCGGAAATATCAACATGAAGCTCCATGAAGCTCGTAATGTAATGGGTATCACCATTGATTACTACAAGCAATTCAAGGATCTTGGCGATCAGATGGCACTCGCTCCGTTTTCTGAGCGTGAAATGAATAATGTGCTTGACGCTCTGTACCCGGTTGAGTCGGGCATGGGTGATCGTGCGGTAACTAATCGCAAGGTAGCAAAGGATGCTATTATCAGCATTTATCGTGGAGAAGGTGTACGCGGCGACACAACGGGCAACGCTCCCGGTACAAAGTGGTGTGCGGCAAATGCAATTGCAGAGTACGCAGATTACGGTCGCAAGATGACTAAGCGAGGCAATCAGGTGGCTCGTTCGTTTGATGATAATGCAATCAAACAGCGTGGTTTTGATCTGATTCTCTCTGCATAATTATTGGATTCAAGGACTCCGGCCATTGTCCCTCCCCCTCTGGCCTCGGATATAAAAGACCACAGCCCACAGCGGCGTCCTTATCCTTTACCTAGTCTTTACAATCAAATCTGATAGGATGTATGTATGAAATCACAAGAACTATGGTGTGAAGCCGGTCAGCATGATTGGGTGCGTCAAGCCAAGCAGGGTAAAAAACCGCTGTCTTGCCCCGAACACACCGTCAAAAAAGTAACGGCACCAAAACCAAAGAAAAATAAAATAAACGGTCTTGAAAAAGCTCGTGCTGCAAAAATTAGCAAAAAAGCTCAAGAAGAAATAGAGTGGGGTAAAAAGGTTGAAGAAGTTATCAATCACCCGCGCATGAAGCATCTTGGCGGCCCATATACTACAGACGCACGAAAGACTACCCCGGATAAATTGCGCTACATTCAAAATCAGTTGCAAAATAATCGAGCAAATAGATCGCCTAACGATCTTGCTGATCTTGAAAAAATGCGTGAAAGAATTATGGCCGATCCGTTCAATACGAGCGGTCATCTATACTAAGGAGATAAAATGGGTTATACACATTATTGGGAATACGATCCAAGCTCTGCCGAATGGCAGGACAATTGGAATCAGCTTGCAAGTGATGCTGAAAAGCTGGCCGTTCGATTCATTGATAATACTTTGCTTGATCTTGAAGGGCCGTGGGTTGGTGACAATAAGTTCGGTATGCGTGGCCCCGCTCAGTTTGATAACAAGTATATTTTTCTTAACGCTACGGGCGACGAGGGACACGAAACTTTTATCTTGTGGGGATCTCCTGACGAGTATCTTGCTACTTACGACGGTCATAGTAGATACGATGAGTATAAGGTGGAGCAGTATCAAAAAGAAAACAAGATTTGGGAGTTCTGTAAAACTGCTCGTAAAACTTATGACAGTCTAGTAACTGCTATTCTCATTCGTGCATCTGTTTTGATGCCAGAGTCTCTAACTGTTGATTCTGATGGGTCATGGCAGGAATGGCAAGAGGGTCGTAATCTATACGAACAAGTATTTAACGAAGAGGCTCCGATACCACGCGGCGACCTTCGTACCGAAGAGTCTAGCGTATAAAAAGAATGGACTCCCGCTGGGAGTGATCCTCCTTATTTCTTCCAGCCCGGATATAAAAGACCGACAAGTGATAACTGCCTCGGCGTCCATCTTTTACTATCCCTTTACCTTTTGACCGTGTATGCTGTACGCAGCAGTTGAATACAAAACAAGGAGAAGCACATGAAGGCGATTTGCCCAAGTTGTAACGGAGAGAATATCTCTCTTAGTCTAGATGTTGAGGTCAAGGCTATTTTTGAGGACGGCGTGGTTGATTTGAACGCACCTGATTCACTTGGTAACGGAATTGGATACCTTTCCTGTCTTGACTGTGGTACTGTTGAAGACGAACGATTCCATCGTGGCGAATGGGTCATGGTGGCTGAGCTTAATTACGATAAGGAGATGAAAGTATGATTACGGGAACTCAGATTGGTCAGGTCGCAGTAGATTCAGGTCAGATTATGATTATTGATCCTTGTTATATTAATAAGGATTTTTGTAACGAGTTTGATGGCAGCTACGAGGACAAGCAGCGTAACAGCTATGAAATGAATTACAATGGTTGCTGCGAGGCGACTCTCAACAATAAGGGCTACGGCGCTCTTGGCAACGAGTATGTGAACGGGCTTGCTATTGCATCCCGCACTACCTACGGCGACGGCGTGTACCCTGTGTACGCGGAATTCAATGACGATGGTCAGATTACATCCCTGACTATTAATTTTGATCCAAGAGAAGAAGAGGATCTTTGCGGCTACTGTGGCGAGGATCTTACTTGGGACTGTAACTGCGACGACGAGGATGAAGAGTAATGCCTAAGTATAAAATTCAAGTACCTGAGATTCATTACCAGCTTGTAGAGGTCGAAGCTGCGAATCAGGCCGAGGCGGTACGAGAAGTAATTGATTATGGTGGTGATCGCGTCGAAGGTGAGCTAGAATATTCTCATGTAGTCGAAGATTATATGCTAGAGCTTTTGCGCGAGTGCGAAGATGGAGAAGGTTTTAATTACGATTGGATGATCTGGGAGGATAAAAATGATTAGTATTGACGCAGATATTGCGGGCGAGATTGTCCGTATGCTAAATAGTTACGCCGAGGAACTTCATAATGTTTTGGAGACTCAGGACAATAACGATGAACTGATTAAGTGGTTGGAAAGTGATATTGCCAATGTGGATGCAACTGTCAGCTACATTGAACGCAAGCTCCAGCCAGCAAACATTGGTTGATTTTACTAACTCTTTACCCGCAGTCTTGATAGGCTGCGGGTACAGCAGTTCAATCACAAAGGAGAAACAATGTATAACGAAGCAATCGAAACTTGGGAGCAGGACGGCGTTGAATGTAATCTTTATGTAGATTACGGCGGAGATATGTTTGATCCCCGCGACAACGATAATTTTGGCATTTTTGTTTGCCGTAGTCACAATCGTTATTCGCTTCCGCAGGAGATCAATGGTTTTCGCTTTGAGGATTTTGATTCCATTGACGAAGCTATTAATTGTCTAAAGGAAGATCACGGCGCTATTCATATTTATCCTGTGTGGATGTATGACCATTCAATGGTTAGTTATTCAATGGGTGAGCGTAAGTGGCCGTTTGATTGTCCGTGGGATAGCTCCATGTGTGGAGTAATCTTTACAACAGAAAAGCAGATGAATTATCTTGGTGTTGTAGAGCGCGATGCGGAAACAATCAAGAAGTGGCTTGCTTCGGAGGTCGAAGAGTATTCTGATTGGGCCTGTGGCGATGTTTATTACTACGATATTGACTCCCCTGATGGCGAGAGCGAGTCTTGTTGTGGCCTGATCGGTCGTGACTACGCAGAGGAAGCCGCAAAGGAAGCCTTTGAGTTTGAGCTTGACTACTACCGTGAGCGTAAGGCTAAGGAAGATGCAGAGCGTGAGTATTGGGCCAATCGTGATGTTGTCACGATTTAACTAAGTCTTTACTATTGAAGCTGGTAGGCTGTACGCAGCAGGTTAATCAAAAAGGAGAAACAAATGCATTCACTTAATCATTTTCTAATCAACCTTGATTCTGATGATTTGGCTTTTATTTATCAAAACGGTAACATTTTCGCAGCAGAACATAGTCAGTTCGGTTCATATGTTGAGCGAAAGTTTGATGATAATAATTGGTACACGGCATTGACCGTGACTTACAAGGACGGCACACCGACCGCTTTTAATTCTGACGATTATCGCGGTGGAGTAGACGCTTGGATTCAGGATCGTGATAGCTGGAACTTTGATGCCGCCGTTGATGCCGCATACAAGTCTTTGTATTGGGATATCAATAATAAGATCAACATTCTTACTGACGAGGATCGCAGTAATGATCGTGAGTTTGAGTCAATTGAGGTCGCCGCTGCTGCTATCCGTGAGGCTCTTGCCGATAGCTACGCTGGCTCCGACGCGGGCATTGACGATTGGAAGCTGTCTTACACCCGTCCGTGGCTTGCTGCAACTTATGAGCGCCTTACTGATAGTTATTTCATGCCTCCGTTCTTCAATGCTTGGGATGTAAGTCCCTACGAGGCCCGCACCTTCGACCTGACTGATGGCGATGACTACGGACTTGCCATTCTGACGGTCGATGTTCACACCTGATAGGGGGTATCATGCCAAGATACAAAGTTATTGTAAGCACCACAACAGAGTATGAAGTAGAAGCTCAAAACGAATCTCTTGCTGCTTACAAGGCGGCTCATGTTCCGTATGACCAGAGCGTTGAATTTATAGATGAAACTAAGTCGGTAAATGAAGTATTTGAGTCTGTTGAGATTGGCGACTAACAATGGTAAATCATTTTGAGGATCTAGAAAATCATGTGGGTCACAATCTGGAGTGTGTGACCTACGGTTCTGATAAGGTGGTCAATGTTGCGATAGAGTGCATGGACTGTGGTTGTGTAATTGTTGATTATGACAAGGAGAAGGATGACAATGAGTAACGATAATGTTTATGAAGGTCTAGTAGAGATCAGAGAGCAATTGGTTGTTGCTGATGGGCTGATTGAAGAGGCCGTTGGTTGGCTTTCTGATATCATGGCTGACGACAGCACCCGTGATGGCGAGCCACCTACGGGCAAAGAAATTACACAATGGGTTGAGGATTGGCTTGCAGCCGCAAGCGAGTATATGAATGGAGAAAATAATGAGTGAAACATCGCTTCCAATTTATGAAGCCGTCTATGCTTATGTAGAGCAGTCATATAAGGATCAGGCAGAGGACGAAGGTATTGAGTGGACGCAAGCTCATAATGAGTTTGTAGAGCCTCACGCTGCTAGTCTTTACAATCAGGTCAAGCAGGCAGTAGATATGTATATGAGTCATTTCGCAGAACCGCTGCCAGATTTTAGCGAGGATGAGGATAATGAATAATAATTCAAGCAGATACGAGCGCGGCGATGTGGCCGTTGAGTGGTACAATGCTGGCGAAGGTTGGGATGGTGATTACGATCCCGACAATCCCGAAGATGTGAACCTGCTTAGATTTGACTTTTATGCTCGCAAGGATGGTAATTGGATTACCGTTCTTGATGCAAGTTATTGTACGCAGGTTCCCGCTGATACTCCCGACGATGTTCTAGCTAATTTGCTAGAGGTTCTGATGGACGAGGGCGAGGATGCCATACAGATCGCTTTGAGCGAAGGCGACCGTCATATGTACGGCGACGAGATCGCTCCAGCAGGTCGCAGAGTGTTTGAGGAACTGTCATGGATTACCCCTGATTGGGCATACGAAAAGGAAGCAAAATGATAAGTAAAGAATCACAAGAAGTAGTGGATAACATGACCGCAGGTTTTATCAAGCTGGTCACAGATCTAGATGCCGAGGTCACAGAGCCGGGTAATGTATGGGTAAAGAAAAAGTTTGCCAATACACATAATGTAAATGTTAGTACCGACCGCCATGAGTCCGATCTTGTATTGTTGATTACAGACGACGATGATCCTTCTTCGCTTGTAGAAGAAACTTACGGTGATCTTGGACAGTTGGTAGATCGTATTACTCAAATTGACGAATATTCGGAAGAGGTTTAATTTTATGAAAAGTATTATCGCATTACTGATTGCACTTACTCTAGTCCCGGCTCAAGTTGCCAGCGCGTCAAAGCGTCCTACGCTAGAAAGTAAGGTTCGCAAGGCACCTGTTACTCAGGCTTGGGAGCCTATTTTGCAATATTATACCGGCGGATATTATGGCGTAAGTCATGTGAATAGCCTTTGGCCTTACGCACCACGCGGTAAGCGATGCCAGCCCGTTCTGGATGCCGCAGTTCGTTATCGAATCCCTTACAAGCTGCTGCTTGGAGTTTGGGGAGCAGAGAGCGGCTGGGGTCGCGGTGGTAGTAATTACTTTGGTTTGATTGGACCTGCTAACGGTAATCTTCGTCACGATGCCTTTTATGCTGCAAAGCTGTTCAATAAGTTTTACCATTCTTGGTATCACAAGGACGCTGTTCGATGACCGAGGTTGGCCATGATGTAAATAACGAACCTGTTAGAATCGGTGATATTGATTCGATGGGGTTTAAAGTCGGTTACATTGACGAAGAGGGTCTTGCTTGGCAATCAAGACTAGAGCGCGATTGTGCGCTTGGGTCTAGTGCGCTGCATGACGCTGATGATAGAGAGCGAGTAGATCCAATTGTTATTTTGGATTCAATTGGGGTGCTTGACGAAAATAAAACCGCTGTGCTTGCCGATTACATTAGTGGTAGAGCTATGCGCAGTTTAATCAAGGATGCTAGTGAGCGTGAAAAATCAAAGCACATAGAGCGTCTATTTAATTACGACGAGTATTGGAAGAAGTGATGAGTGTTTATGAAAAAGAAGAAGTAAAGATCGTCATTGACGAAATGAAGCAGGTACTTGAAAAGAATGAATCAAAGCTACTGACAATTTTAGATCAAGTTACTGCTGCAAGAATGGAACTCAATACAACTGAGGCCTATTCAACATTAATTGCCGCACAAAACGATCTTAGTCAAATTAATTTAATTGGAGTGATTGACACTCTGGAAGGAATACTGCAAGACTCTGGAGCTTTACCAAGTCTTTAACTTTGCGTCTGCTAGAATTTGATGCGCAACCTAGATAAAGGAATATAAAATGGAACTAGATGAACAGGAAGAGCGTTGGGAATCAGCCCGAGAGCTTTTGTCTTATGCGGTAGTGGTGCTAGTAGGTGATACAATCGTTGGCCCATACCGTAGTCGTGACGAGGCTGAGGCCGATTGGCAGGACGGTGACGACGATTACGAGATTCGTCCCCTAGAGCCTCACAACGATCTCATTCAGGGTCTTATTGATTTTGAAAACAAAGAAGGGCTTGATTGGTAATGGAATTTAATGGGTGCGTCGTGCTGGTAGGCGATGCAATTAATGGTCATAAAGTTTATGGCCCATATGTTTCATTTGAAGCGGCCCACGAAATTTGGGCTTACGAAAGCGAGCCGTGGATTACCGTAGGCATTGAGCCGGACGACGATCACGCAGTTAAGGTTCGTGATTGTGATACTCCGTGGTGCAAGCATTGTCAAACTATTCAAAAAGGAAATAACTAATGGAAAATGTAAGCGAAGAGCAGGCACAGAAAAATGTTGAGCGATACCACGAGCTTGTTGAACAACTTTCTAGTCATATTGTCGTAGTTTGCGACGGTCAGGCTTACGGGCCGTACATGAACCGCGATGATGCCGAGGCTGATTGGATTGGCGAGGATGCCGAGTATTACAATATGAATCCGCCTGTTGAATTTGTTGTGGCACTTATGGCAGCGGCAGACGAGGCTGGTTTGTAATGATTACAACCGTTCACGCTTGGATTCGAACCGATGATGAAGGATTTGAGCATCTTACTTTTCTTGATACAAGCATTGAGGATGCTGTGAAAGAAATTGGCGATGAAAAAATTATCGCCATCTTTGATGAAAGTATGGTTGTTGAGGGAGAGTTCACTTACGAGCAGCCGTCTAGACCATTTAATAAAACAATTTGGTGGTACAGACCAAGAGATAAGGCTGACCCCAATAGTCAGATTGTGAGCGATGCGATGGATGTAGACGAGTTTCTTGCTCACCTTGATACTCTGGGAGAAGAGTGATGCGCAGAAAAACTAAACAGAAGGTCGTCAATGCGTTTGCTATACTCTATGTTGCGCTGATCCCGGTAGCGATTGTTCTAGCGTGTTTAGCAATCAATAATAGGTTGTGATATGATGATTAGAGCAATTGCAGCGACCTATCTTTGGGCGATTATGAAAGTATTTCGAATCAAACTATAAGGAGAAACAATGGAGTATTTGATTAAGGTTGAAGTTGTGGGCGATCACGGATTGAGAGCTATTGGCTACATGGATGATTCTGATAGTGTTCACCTTTCTGGCGGTAACGATCTAATGGATTCTAAAGAGATTCAACACGCCGCTATGCTTGTAGAGATTGCTCAGGAGCAGCTTGCCATCCTTCGTGCCGCCGAAGGAGTGATGGTCTGATGCCAGAGCTTAGGCGAGATACATATTTTGAAGTAACGGGCCTGATGCTTATGCAGATCGGTCGCAACGAGTACCATATTGAGCAGCTTCCCGAAGGCGATGCTCAGGATAAACTTATTAAACAAAATAAAGATCTTAGAAACGCCGTTGAGATGATGCAGGTTGATTACTACGGTGAGTGGATTTTAGAAAGAAATGAAAAAAATGAAGTGGCTGTTTGATAATAAGTTCTGGTATGTAGGATATACCTCTACTGAAATGGGTAACAAAGAATTCGATAAAGCATTTTGTTTTATTGTCAGAAATCCTCTTGATAGGTCTTGGAAGCGTTGGGAGGAAATCCAATCTTTTCACAAACGGAAGCATGAGGAAAGAATGACCAACGCTGACTATCAAAAAGAATACGAGGATGCTTTCAATGAGTATCGAAAAGTGTTTAACGAGGCCATAGATAAGACAATCTAACTTTTACCATCTCTTTACTCAACGAGTAGGTATGCTGTACGCAGCAATCAACTAAGGAGGCAGTTATGAAAGCAGCAGTTACATACATGGTTCCGGTCACGGTATTCGTGGATACGGAAACAAATGAGGTAGTGCGAGTATTGCAGGAGAACGAGGGTATCTTTATGCCTTACGATACAAAGGTTTGGGATGAGTCTTGGGATCTTGTCAAGGACAATATTCTTGCTCAGAAGGCTATTGATATTGCAGAAAATGCCGAGTGGCCTGTCTGGGATGTGGCGTAAATAATGGCTAAGAAAATTAAATGCCCCGACTGTGGCAGCACCGAAACCGAGTACGGCGAGTATCAGCTTGTCGCCTATCGTCAAACTATTCTTGATGATGGTGCCGAGTCTGCCGCAGACTACAATCGTATTTTGTGGGATGATTGTAAGCGCGATTCCCTTGAAGGCGAAATGGATGAGCATTTTATGTGCAACGAATGTTTTGCTACGGTTAAATGTAGCTCGCAGGATGCCGAAAAGTGGAAGGCGGTTGAGGTAGATGCCTAAGTACGAAGTTGTGGAAGTAATTAGAAAGTATTGGGAGGTCGAAGCTAATTCAGTCGAAGAGGCTTACGATAATGCTATTATTGGGCAGGCCGGTATTCTTATCAAAGAAGACGGCGAAACTGACAGCATTACAGAGATTAGGGAGACTACCGATATTCGGTAGTCTTTACCTGTTCTTTACCCTAGAGTAGTGTATAGTCGTTCTTGTCAATCAACTAGGAGGTAATTAAATGACTAACCAAAATATTACACTTACAGACGAGATTCTTGCGGGTATGCTTACCGAGAACACAGGTGCGCATATGCTTGACTCTGGTGGCGCTTACGGTCGCAATTGGGAGCGCAATAAGGGCCGCGATGTTCGGTCATTTATTAACGCGCCCGCCGTTCAGGTATCAGAGTGGGGCATTAGTCTTGACTTGTTTCATTATTTGCGTGAGCGCATTGAGTTCATGCCCGAGATTCAAACCGAGTTTGACAAGTTTGCCAATCTGGAAGAAAATGAGAAAACTTCTTGGTATGAGCTAATGGCCGAGTGGTGCGAAAAGTATCCTGCGCAAGATTACAACGGATTTAATTCTTACAATGACGACTGCCTGCTTTCGCAAACTATTCAAGGTTACTTCTTTGAGTGGAGCGATGGCGAGGTTTATCTAATGCTACAAATTCACGGTGGCGCTGATGTTCGCGGCGGTTACACCGCTCCCAAAATTTTCTCAGTCTATGGCTGGGACGGCCCATATATTCTCATGTACGATTGGAATAGTTACACTATTCAGTCTGCTGATGATCGGAAGGGCGAGCGCGTGTGCCTTGACTTCCGTAACGGTGATGTTATTGACGAGGGCGGCGAGTATATTGGATACGGTTATCGTTACAATAAGAAAGACGACGATGATCCGCGCTTGGATTGGTTTGGCGATCTAGAATGGGACGAGGATGCCGAGGCATTTATCGCACCTGACGGCGATGGCCATGTAGAATTTATTGAGCCTATATCGGGCTGGTAGGTTCGTGTAACATTTGTTACATGAAAAAATAAGTGAACAGGTAAGCGCTTTGAGAAGTGAACAGGCACTTTCCATATAAAATAAAGAAAAAGTGCCTGAGAAGCGGACAGATGTGAACAAAAATCAAATATATGGTATAATGGGGAAACCATGAACAAGCATTTTGATAAAAATTGGAAGATCGGCCCCCTTAGCATCTATGTTGAGGGGGCGCTAACGCACCATGTGATTGGTTTAGGATCGGTCGAATGGGGAGCGGGTAAGTCTAAAACTTATTATAGCGATTATGGTAAGCCTTACACGGCTCCGGCGTATTTTAGTCTTGACACTAACCTGCCATTTTCTTGGATTAGAATCAGTATTGAAAAGAAAAGTAAATGAGAGTTGTAACAGGAAACAAATACCCGTCTGATCGCTGGATTGTCGTTGATGACAATGATGAAGTCATCTTTGATCCTGCTTACTCAGCGGGCGATCATTCAATGACTCTAAAGGTTTGTAATATTTATGTGAATATGCCTGAGCATCGGGACGAGTTACATGAAAAGTTTGGCAAGAGAACAGATTATGGATGGGACGACTTGGGATATTTTGTATGAATAAGGTAAAAGAAAAGATTTATTGGCGTATCCGTAACCTGTCGGTCAAGTGCTATTATTGGAGCGATAAGAAGCATTGGGATCTGGCAGGGGACAAGATTGTTGAGCAGGTCGCAACACTCTATGATGTTCCTGTTGATATGATTCACCCACAAGGACACAATCATAAAAAATAAAAATAATCGCCCATAACCATCCCCAGAAATAATACATAAATAACACAATAGATAATACACACATGAAAGAACATCTAGTAGGAAATATTGTCCTAGTGTCCATTCTGGTAGGATGGGTTCTATTGGGCAAGAGATAGCGGGAGACAGGGGAGAGGCAGGCATACTAATAGAAAGAATAGTGTGAGGAACTGAGATAAGTTTTGTGTGACCAACCATAGGAAAATAGTGTGACCAACCTATCATCCCCCCAACACAGACCCCGCCCTCACGCGCACATATAATAGTTGGGAAGGAAAATAAAAAGAAATTCACACGAAATAAAAAGAAATCACCAATAATGACAGTATTCTTTGCAGTAACAGGTGCCGTGATGATTATTTGCGCAAGCCAAGCATAATTAATAAAAAATAATCAATTATGATGTAAAATGAAAAGAAAAACCCTCATTTTACAATAAAAAGTATTAAAAAATCCCTAGTGGAAAGTATCAGAGCGATTTTACCAACGCTTTACTCTTCAGTTTGCTATAATGAAGGGTGGGAGGGTGGACAAGAAGGAACACAATGATGTTATCTCTTTACCATCTCTTTGGAAAGCAACCTGCTACAATGCAGGTATGCACCACGATGTATATAGACAAATCAATCTAGGTATTGCCATGCACGAAGCGTATGGCGCTTGGACTAGAGCAAAACACTCTGGGGAGGATTCTGATATAGTGTCCAACCTATACTATGACTATGTAGAGCTATTGGATCTAATGAATGACTATGTTCCAGATCCAGACGCTAAGTTTTAATAGTTCTTTACTATTCAATCATGTAGTATGCGTAGCACAAACCAACAAGGAGGCCAAATTGGCTACTATCGAAGAAGTGATGGATCAGGAAGAGCGCGTTCTTGGAGAGATCGAAGAGCTTGCTAGTTACATTCGTGAGCTTCGCGGATATCTCAATGAGATGGAAGCTATGGCTAACGGTATGCTCCCCAATCATTGGGATGGCGGAGATCGCATTGATGTTTCCGGCATTCAAAGCGAAGTTGATAGTATCAACATGACAGCTTACGACCTCAACTACGATGTCGGCCAGATTGAGACTTACACGGATCGCCTTATCG